GCGCGGCCTTCCGTCTGTGTGGTCACCATCTTCAGCCAGCCGGCGCTGCCGAGGATCCCGGCCGGGCGCCGGACACCACAGCTTCTGTGTCAGAAAGGCCAGAAAGGTCGGAAAGGGGGCGCCTGTCATGACGCTGGGCCCCTTTCTGACCTTTCTGACCTTTCTGGCGTTGGGGTCCCAGAAAAAAGCAGCGGGTTGACCTGCCACCGATGGATGGAGCGGCCGTCCGTTTTCGTGGTCACCAGCTTCAGCCAGCCGGCACGAACCAAACCATCGAGCAGGTTACGTGTCTGCTCGGCATCAAGCCGGCGGCCGAGCCCCTCGCGCCGGATCTCCAACAGCGAGACCTCTGGCTTCCGGCTTGTCCGAATCCAACACAATGCACGACGGGCGTTGGTGTGCTTTTCAGTCAACCCGATTTGCCGGAGCGCCGCTCGGCTATGAGGCAGGAAATAGTCACGCCACAGCCGTACCGCCGCCGCGACGTATTGCTCGCCAATGACCTGGGGCTCGGGGCCACCGAGCATGGCCCAATCCAGGTACGCCAACGTGCCCGCCAACCGCAGCACGTGCGTCCCGCCCTTGGCGGCCCATTCCCGTTCCCGGCCATCCAATTCAGCCTTCGCCTGCGCCAGAAAGGTCCGAAAGGTTTCAAAGGCAGCGACGGCCTCTGGCGACAGTTCCACGGTTTTCGGCGCGAAGACGCCGTCCTCGCTTGCGGGCAAATCGACAATGCGCGTGAGCGCGTTCTGAATCTCCGGCTCGATCTCAGTCACTTCATTGGAGAGCGGCCTGTGGGCCGGCTCTTCCGGCCATGCGAAGCAAAGCCGCGCATACATGCCGTCGTCATCGCCCTGAAAAGCCCGAGCGAGCTTGTCCGGCTGGAAGCCGCCAGTAATGCCGACCAATAGGTAGTCCAGAACAACTGGCGGCCGGCCCTGCCGCTCGACAACGAAATTCTTGCCGTTCCAGGCTTCGAGCCAGAATTCATTGTCCTGCCCGCTGGAGTAGCGCTTCATGTTCAGGAAAAGGCGCGCCAGCTCGTCGGCAACGAACGCCATCCCCTGCGGCCTTGCTTCCAATAGAACGGCAATTCGCTCGATCGTGCTATCCGACACGCACAGCCGCGGCGCCACGAACGGACCTGGGTCGGTTGCTGCAGGTGGCTTTGGCGGTGGTGGCGAGTTGGCTTCCACCGCATCCGCTACGGCCTGCTCCCATTTCTTCTTTTCCGCCTTGGCCTTCTGCGCGCGGGTTTCGTGCTCCCTCTGCAGTTCCGCGATTTTATGCTTGCGCTCACGCTCGATCAGCGCGAGGGCCCGTCTTGTGACGTCAATACCGGGTGTTTTGCCGGTACCGGAGAAGCCGATCAGAGCCACCCACATGGTCAGCGGCTCCGACCAAGAGCGGCACGCACGCACCCGGCGCGCTGTGCCGATGAGACTCGATGTGATGCCCAGAAATGGAACCGCGACGTGTCCTGGCGTCACGCCAGCTCCGCGCGCCGTACGAAGAAGCCAGTCGCGTAACGAGGCGGACAATACCTTGACCGGAAAATCAGGTAGCTCCCCACGCCTATCATCCAGCAAGGTCCAATCGGGCTCATCCCATGTACCGGTTTCTACCTTCCGGCTCTTCGCATGCCCCTCACCATTGGCTTTTTGCTTGCCAGTCTGGCTGCCAGAAAGGTCAGAAAGGTCAGAAAGGGGGGTGGGATCATCCTCTGATGGTTTGCGGTCCGGCAAATCCGGGTGCGGCTCCTTCTTGCCGGCCTCGATCCCGCTCTCGATGGTTTTCATCGTGGCGCGGTCGCCGTGCTCGCGTAGATATTTGTTCTTATCGCAAGCCTCGATCAAAGCATCTATCACCGCCTTATCGTCAATCCAGCCGCGCGCGACCATTGTGCCCATACGGAAGGCAACCGCATTCAGCTTCTCGTTGCGACTACCTTCAGCGGCGCCGGCAAGCTCAACTGCACAGCCACTGAGTGCAGCAAGTGCATATTTTGGCTCGCGGTCGGCGTAGAGCTCGTCAAATTCCAGGCCATCATTTGCCGTCGCTCGAAACTGTCGTGCATTCTTTTCATCAGCGACCCAACCGAGCCGGCGCATGCGATCCGTGCACGCGGCAATATACTTGGCAGCCAGCTCAGCATTGATGTACGGCAAAGCATCACGCTCGACGCTGCCGGGTTCACCCCCGTACCAGGTGTACTCGGTACCTGCCTCCGGGTGCTTGCCGAACACAACAACCTGCTGTCCATCGCCAAGGACCTCGACATGGTGCTTGCGGCTATCATGCGATGTAAAAACGAGTGTCGAGATCTTGGGAAATGGCTGATCTGTTTGGAAGGGAATCGCGCATTTCGGTGCCTTACCGACGCGCACAAGGGCGCGACCAGTGTCGCCAGCCATAAGCCACAACAGGTCCTGCAGCTCCCTAACAATATCTACATCATGCACGTCGATATCGACTGTCGGCGTGGCTCGCGTCAGAATGCCGGTATTGAATGCGCTCGGATAAAGCTCTGCCCACTTGTCGATTTCTTCTCCAGTGGGATGCTGCCTTTGCCAGGCAGGCATGATCGGCGCTTTGCCATTTATCGGGATGGGGATATAGCCTGCGGCCAGCAGTAACTTGCGTTGCGCAGTAGCCCGATCCATACGCTGCCACGCCGCTTCCTTCTGAATCTCAAAAACGTCCGACATAAAATAACCTCTCGACAAATGGAATGGGCCGCACCGTTCGAGATGCGGCCCAATGTTATGATACCGGAATCTCGTCCAGCTGCGCTTCGAGGATGGTCGCCGCATCCAACAGGGCGCGGCCGTGGCCGTGCGCCATGCTTTCCGGATTATCCCGGTCCTCGAATGCCAGTTCACGCAACACTGCTACGATCCAGGCAATGTGTTGTCTCATCGCCAGGTCTCCCTCAGAAGGGGATCACGTCATTGAGGACGGGGTCCGGTTCGGCAGGCGTTGCTGGTTTGCGTAATGGACGCACTCGGACACCTTTGCCGAAGGTCGTGTCCTCGCTGTAGAGCTGGACAATCTGGCCGATCCACTTCTGGGGCTGCTTGCCATAAGCATCGGCAAGCTTCTTGGCGTTGGTTTTATTGACTACCAACCCCTTGTCGGCACCTTCGAACCAGATGACGAACTTGCGTTTGCTGGTGCCGTTCTTTTCACGCAACTCGGCCACCTCGACCTTACCGATTTTGAGTCGCGGTTCGCCATCTTTGAGGTCAGCAACACTGAGATATTTGCTGCCGTAGAGAGCATCAAAATCTTCGAATTCTGACATATGAACCTCCTGTCCTTTGTCAGAGCGGGGTGCGGTGACTCACACTGCGTCGGCACCCGGCGGCGCAGAACTCGATGGGGATGACTTGGCGAGCCGCACACGGACAGGCTCTGTCGGCCTGCCAAAATGCTCGATCACGCTGCAGATGAATTTGGCGCTCTCGTTTGAGAGCCAGCCGCAGTGACGCTGGCAACGCGCGCAATGAAGGGACGCTCGATGTGCGCCGCAACCAGGGCCGAGACTCGGCCCAGCCAGATCCGCCCAGACATCGTTGTGAAACCGCAGTTGCCCTGTGCCAAAGTCACGGCATCTCATTGGACAGCTGCAGGCAGGTGCCGACGTGGTCCAGGTTTTCGATAGCTGGGCGGGCGTGCTGCCTTGCGAGGAGGCAAGGCGCTGGTGCATCGAGCCCATGCAGCGGCTGGTTGCTGCCGTGCGTAGGGATGTGCCGGGTGCCAAGATCATGCCTATCGCGATCCGAAGGGATTTGCGCGCCTGATCGATATTCTGGTGGAGCGCTCAGCTCGCCGTGGGAATAGTTGGTCCCATTGCTCCGCAAGGCGGGCGCGATGCCGAAGCAGATGCTTGCGCTTGCGGAGGTTGCCGGCGCTCACCGCCGACCCTCCGATGGCGCGTGCTCCTGCGGCAGTGGTCGGCGCAGAAAATCGGGAATGTCCGGCATCTCGCCGGGATCTTCCCGCGACGCAGGACCTGTCGCTCCCGGCGCTTGATTTCCCCATGCTGCCCAGCCTGGGCGGGCCTCGCCGCGAGCAAACAGTTCGATCTTTGGAAGATCCGGGTACATGCGCTCGATGAGCTCGTAGGCTTCATCGGGCTTACGACTGTGCTCGCGCTTAGGGCTCATGATGACGGATGATGGCCGCCGCGACGGCGCGGGTGCCGGCATGTCACCGCGCGTGGCGACGAGCAGTAACTCGTGCTGATTCCGAACGTAATAGCCGAGTCCGAATCGGTTCTTCACCCAGCAGATGTTCGTTCGGTAACCGAATCCCCACGCCTCGATTACGCGGATGGCTTCATGCAGGTGCGGTGCGGTCGTCCATAGGAACAACGCGGCGGAATCCGTCGCCAGTCTCTTCACCGGCAGCGCGCAGATCTCGTCGAGCGCCATGGTCGGGTAGTGATTGCCGGCGGCGCGCTCGACGCCGGAAGTCTCGTTGTAGGCTTCAAAGTGCCACGGCGGATCCGCAAGAATGACCGGGAAGCGCCGGTCGATCGGGATGCCGCGGTTACCCTCGGCGATCTTCGCAAGTTTCTCAATTCGTTCGTCATGGCTCTGCTCCGCCCGACGCGCGCGGATGGCTCTTGCAGCAGTGAGAATCTCCTTCTCCCCGCGAGCCACAATCTCGCGCTGCTGCTCAGGCAATTCCGTTGCTATGTCGGCGGCCACCGACACCCTTACGTCGCCGCGCTCGACCGCCTGGACCAGCTCGGGGGCGCCGCGCTCCCGCACGCCGGCGGCGCGCTCCACGCTGCGCTTTCCGACCTTCAACCGGGCGGCAGCCTCGGCCTGGGAGGTTCCGCCAATTGGCGAATGCTGATTGTCCCCGCGCTTCAGGGACGCCAGCTTCGCCGCCACCATGGCGCGCTGCGATTCATTCAGGTGCCGGCGATGTAGATTGGCATCGACCACGAAGGCGACCGGGTCGTCGCCACAGAAGGGCTCGTAGGCCGGACCTATCCCAGCTACCGCGCAGGCTCGCTCGCGGTTGCGGCCGTCGAGGACCTTGCGCTCGAAAATGACTATCGCCTCGCGCAGGCCATTCGCCTTGATACTGGCGACCAGAGCGTCGAAGGCTTTCCCTTCCATCAGTGGGAAGATCTCGGCGAGCGGATGGAACGGAAGCGTCATCGCCGGATCTCCCCAGCGATGATGTCGAGTGCAACGCCCAGTGGTCCCAGCGCTCGGCCCTGTGCATCCCTGGACAGCGCGCATCTTATGGCTTCGGCGTCGGCACCATGCTGAACCGCGAAGCTGAAGGCGATGGCGCTGTCCCGAGCGTTGGTGTCGGCTGAGCTGTTCGATTTATGATTGTTGAGGAAAACCTCGCTGATCTTGCCATCAGCGAATCGTGCGAAGCTTGCAGTGTATGGCAGCCCGCCAACTTCGAAATCGAAGACCTCACTCGCGCGCCTGTTGGGGGATCGCTCGCGAATGCTGCAAAAACTCATTTTGCACGATCTCCTGGTTGAGATCGCGCGGAGGGGCTTGCTAACTGGGGCGGGGCTGGATTAAATAGAGCGTTGCCGACACTGCTATTGACCAGGCCCGCGCAAGCTCCGCGCGGGTTTTGGTTTTTCTAGGTCGGTTTACGGCCGGCTAAATGGGGGGGTTAAGTAGGTTTTTGCAGGTTCGGAAATATTGACCCGACCAAAGCCGCGAGTAATTGAAGCGCAAATCGCTTTGCCTGCTCTTTCGGCAACGCTGAGAACCTCTCCTGCTCGTCACCCAAGAAAAGATCGTACGTCAGCGCAGCTGTCCCGCGCCGACCGTAATCCTCTGAGATTTCATCGCACCAGTTTTTCACAGTCGTACCCGTCACAGGGTCCCGGCCGCGTTCCGGACGTACACCAAGCTGCCTGAGCACCCTCGCTACCGCTCGGTGGGCACCCTCCGGGTCAAGATCTGCTTGCCGAAGTAGGTCTACCGTGGCTGTTGCGTAGCCCTTTAGGGCGGCATACGAATGGCTGGAGGGAGCACGTCCACGACGCGGCACGGGCTTGAGGATCGGTTCTATCCTATTGTGCTCGAGCATCGCGAGTGCATCTCGCAACCGCACGATTGGGATATGCAGGTTTTCCGCAAGAGGCGTGCGGAAAAGCGTGATGAACTGCCAAAATGCACTGAGCGCAATCATGGCGCCCAGCCGCCCATTATCTCCTTTCTGCTCGAACAGCGCCCGTGCTTCGCGTAACCTGCCGAACAGGTAGCTGAGTGCTGGATTTAGCAGGCTGAGATTGGACTCATCGATTATCTCCGGAAGGTTGGGCGAGCGAGCGGTCCGGAGCGCCCTGCGCTCGCGACGCGGGCGTTGGCCAGCACGTTTGGGTGGTTTCACAGTCGCCTCCGCACGGCGAGCCGCATGAGAGAAGGCGCGGGGCAGTCGCGTGCGGAACGCGACTTGTCGGGAGCTACCCTAGCCCCGCGAATTAAATACTAGCCGAAATCGACCCGGGCAGACCACATCGGCCCCAAATGCGACTGGGCAAATCCGGCCTGGGCCTCTGTGCGAAATAGCAATGTTAACTGCCAATTGGCTGGCAATAATTTTGCCGTCTGAGGTTCAGGCTAGATGCTGCCGCAACACCATTTGGGGGGTCCCAAGCTGCGCTACGTGAAGTCGAAGAAGCTCTCACACAAGCGGAAAATTTCTCATAAAAAAATTGCCGACCCGTCCCAAAAACCAAATCAACTGGTTACTGCAAAAAAGTCGGAGCCTCATCCCTGTGCCGTAGGGACTGTATAGAGGCCCCATGCGCCAGCCCCAGCCCCCTCCCCGGGGCGGGGGGCCCTACCGCTACGGAAGATTGCACCAATGGGTTAGGCCGATTGCGGGCCTGCTGGTATCTGATCTCAGCGAGTTTGGTTCGCGTAATGCGGCGCGTCCTTGCCGACCCGGCGAAGCAGCCGGATGACGGTTTGCGCGTGCCATTTGCTGCCCTTCGTGAGCGTCGGCACCTTGCGCCTGTTAAGCTCGGTCGCGATAGCGTTGGCGCTCATGCCGTCATGGTTGCCGACAATATCGAGGAAGATAGGACGCAAGGCTTCCGCGCGCTCTGCCGCCTCTCGTTGATTATCGAGGCTGCGCTCATTGGTGCCGCCGAGCTTCACACCCCGCGCCTTGGCGCGTGCAAGGCCCTCCTTGGTGCGGATGGAAATGAGTCGGCGCTCGCGCTCCGCGAAGGCGGCGTAAATATGCAGCATGAAGGGATCGGTCTCGGTCCCGAGGTCGGCGCAGATGAAGGGCACCCTCTCCGTCATCAAACCCGAGATGAAATGAACGTCGCGCGATAGCCTGTCCAATTTAGCGACGATGATGGGCGCGCGGTCGTAGTCGTCATCCCTGATGCGCCTTGCCGCCGCGAGCGCGGCCTTCAGTTTCGGTCGGCGCAAGAGCGTGTCGCCCTTGGCGCTCTCGACCTCGACGAACGACTGCACGACATCGAAGCTCTCCCGCTTGCAGAATTGGCTGATGGCCTCCCGCTGCGCTTCCAGCCCGAGCCCCCAGCGCCCCTGCTGGCGTGTCGATACTCGCACGTATTCGATGCACGGCTTCGGTTCCCTGCCTGTCTTGTCCATGTTCGCCCGTTGGTTGCAACCGCCGTCATCCCGTCAGCCGTTGGCATGTTATAGCGAGCGCGTCCACGCAACGTGTCGCTGCCGCTCAGGAGAGCCTGCCGGGAATATGAAAGGCCCTGCGTCCGGCGCAGGGCCGCGTTTTATCGCTCGGCGTGGCTCGGAACGGCAGAGAGCTAGGTGGTGTTTTGCTTGGCGGGGATTTGGGGTTGGGAGGCCACGGGCTCGGTTTTTTGCGCCGGCGTTATGTCGAGGACAGGATGATCGACTAGACCGAGCCTGCGAGCCTGCTCTTGCAGCACGGCGCGTAATTCCGCCGCGCTCTCGATACGGTCGTAGGGCGATCCGGTGTGCTCTATCCGATGTGTGTCGCGCCACCTATCCGGCCTCCTGTTTTTCAAGTAGGCCATCGCGGCACCAACATCGGCCGGCAGATGCTCGCGCCAACGCAGCATTTGTCGCCCACGGCGCGTCATGATCTGCTTTTCGCACTCAAAATCGTAGCCGATCGCGCGCTCGTACAGCGCTCTTTCGACGCGATTGTTCGCAAGCTCCTTTCCAAGCCGGAATGCTCGCGAAAACTCCCGATATTGCGCCCGCCACCGATACAAAGTGCTCGGATTTACACCCAGCAAGTCTGCAACCTCTTGGTCAGTCATCCCGCGTTCACACGCTTTGCGTGCGATGCGCGCCCATGCAGTCTGATATTTCGGCTTGCGACCTCCGCCGCTGTTGCCGATGGCGCGCTTATTCCCGCTGGGCGCCCCTCTTTTTTTCCTTTCCAGCAATGGTTTACCCAAATCGTCCATTAGAGCACTTTAGCACGGCGACTCGTCGTATGTCGCCAGAGAAACTACGAAGATGCTTGGAAACAGAAACCAAAGTCCGGGGACTCGCGAAAACTCAGAACAA